GATCAACCAGAAATTTAGATCCGCGCGTTTTTACAAAACGCACCTTGTAGAGATCTTTGCCGTATTCGTATTCGATACGAACCTTGCCATGTTTAAGCTTCGGGCAGTTGACTTTGAATTGCAGGATGTTATCACCGGCTACCATGTCCTTAGCGCCCCATGCCCCAAGCGCCCATTTGTCAATGGTCTTGATTTGGGCAAGGATCGTCTTGGCAACGGTCATGTCGGTCATTTCTGATTCCTTTCTATCGCTTATCCTACTGATAAGAAGATTTGGTCAGGTTGCCGAAAACCCGAGCATTGCCACCCTTCCGAGCATCTTCGGCGGTCAGGTTGCCGAAAACCCGAGCATTGCCACCCTTCCGAGCATCTTCGGCGGTCAGACGCTGATATTCATCATATCCGCGTCTGACCTCATCAAGATACTGTTCAAGGACTTTTTCAAAACGTTCGGTCATTTCTGATTCCTTTCTATCGCTTACATGATTAATATAGGCGATAGGGTTGGGTTTGTCAAGGGATTTCAACGTAACAACTGGAAGAAATCGTGTCACGGTATTGACCGGCTTCGATATAACATTCACCGAAGAAATGGCTTGCGCCGGTAATTGATGTATTCCCGGTTACTTCTACATTATCATCAATTCGTGCGTCCCCCGAAACACTAGCCTTCCCCGAAACACGAGCATTCCCCGAAACACGAGCATTCCCCGAAACACGAGCATTCCCCGAAACACGAGCATTCCCCGAAACACGAGCATTCCCGGCAACACGAGCATACTCAGAAACCTGAGCCTGACCCGAAACCTGAGAATTCCCGGAAACACGAGCCTGACCCGAAACCCGAGCCTCCCCCGAAACATGTGCATTCGTGAAAACCCGAGCCTGCCCGAAAACACGAGCATCCGGCCCGATATAGGCGGTTTCGGCGACGGTCGCGGTGTTCGCGACCCAACCGCCACCATTCGGGTGTTGATGGGCCGGGACCGGGCCTTGGCCGAAATCGTGAGTTTTCACAAAATCATACAAGTTCCTACCAATGTAACACCTCTCCAACATTTTTTGAGTAGCGTTACCTAGATCAATTTCTTCATCGAGTGCTATGTCACCGACACGCACAGAGTTGACGATATCTTTTTCGTCAGCTTTCACAAAAATTTTCATCATGTCTCCCTCACGTTGTATGAAAACTGACCCTTGCTACCCTTTCGATTCGCAGAGGGGCTAGCCATATCCTTCATATATAGAAATCTTACGTATTTGTCAACCGCAAAAAACCGCATCTGAGCCATTTTGTGCGGCATTTGCTGGCCAGTTTCCATGCCCGCCTGTCGCATCCCCGACCCTATGAACCGCCTTGCCACCTACAAAAACCTTGGATGAACCTATGACGGCAGGATCTCCGCAACTTGTGGTATCCCCTACCAGAACCACCTTGCGACCTTCAATCAAAACCGTATCCTGACCCGCCACATAAGCGGTTTGATGAAACTCACCTGTTACAGTATTCGTGTGGCCTTCGTGAAGGTCTCCGTCTCTAACTATTCCCGGCATCTTGATCCTTTACAATCAGTCTGTCAAACACGATAGGAAAGGTGGGTAGCGAATCCGGTATGCGACCTGTATAGGCATAAGACAGACTCACATGTGGTTTGTAATCCGGCCATGCGTCTTCCATGTCATATATATCCGTGAACGTATTGCGCACCGGCAGAATCTTTTCTGGATTCAGACGCAACACCGGAACCTCACGTTCAACCCCCAAGATTTCGAAATCAGTCGCATGGGATACGACTTTGATAGGCGAAACCTCGTAGTTCTCCATCCGGTGATAGCTTGTCGTGAAGTAGACTGTGCAATGGAATTCGAAATCTTCGGGGGCTATCTCGCCCCCGTCATAATCGACTGCCAGATTGAAACCTTGTTCCCGACAATACTTCCGTAAGTTTTCTTGCGTCTCATCATCGGCCATCAGAGATACATACTTCCGTTTGCCTAAAATCAGAGACTTCAATTTTTGCATCATAACCCTAACCTGTTCTTTGTTTCTATGTAAGACTTGACCAAGCCGCTTCTGACGATATCCGAAGTGTCAAACTCGACTATATCGAATTCATCCATGTTCTCTAGGATACGGATCATCTTCGGGAAGCCGCTTTCCTCTCTCTGGCGCATGTTTTCTAAATCATTCTGGGCCGTGTCTCCGCAAAAGATGACCCGGCAGTTATGTCCTATTCTGGTCAGAATGGTATCCAGTTCATGAAAGGTCATGTTCTGGCATTCATCAACTATGACGATACTGTCTTCGAATTCTGCCCCGCGTAGGAAAGATGTGCTATGAAACTGAAACTTATGGGTCTGTTTCAGTGTGGCAAAACCGTCTTCCCTATCACAGATTTTGTTAACGTGCCCAATGGCGACGTTTTCGAATTGTTCCGTCTTTTCGCCGATCCCGCCCGGCATGAACCCCATATTCCGCGTTTGGACTGTGGAACGTATGTAGCAAATCTTTTCATAATTCCGAAGTCTTAGGACTTGGTTCAGGGCGAACCAGAACGCAAGGAATGTCTTCCCTGTTCCGGCACTACCCATCAAACAAAGTTGATACCCTTCGTCCCATGCGTCCTTAGCTGCTTTCTGTCCTTCTGTCAACGCTTTGATAGTCGGATTAACCTGATATCTCTTTGCGTTTAGTTCCCCGTTTATGTCAATCACTCCATCACGCTTCATTTGTCTGAGTTCTTTTCTGGATGGGGTTGCGGGCATTTAGGACTCCCTATCTTGTTTCGATTGTCGAATGCCTGTGATGACTCTTGATGTTCTTCAGAACGTCATTGAACCCATCACTGTGCCGATGGATACCAAGACGTACCGAATCCCCAAGGGACGGGGCCTTCGTCAATATCTGTTGAATGTCTGGATTGTTTTGTAAGAACGTTTCACGATCTGCAATGGTCATCTGTTTTTCGAAGACTTCACCAGTTTCTTTATTCTTGAAAGAATAGAGGGGCATTATCAATTTCTCCTTAAAAGAAAGCACCCCGTAGGGTGCTTGTGGTTCCTACCACAGTATTTAGAATGATGGGGGTTTATCTCTAGTCAACACTACATGCGCTGATCGCGCTTTTTAGGTCCATGATAGAGATAGTAGTGGTTTCGTTACCTATGGTGATTTGTACCCTTCCTTTCGAATCCGATTTGACAATCACTTTATCACCAAGTTTGGCGGTTTCTTCCAACCTGCTAATATCCGCCGTCACGTTCACGCTCATATTATACCACATCCTTTTCGTCTGCATGATAGTCAAATTCTTCCAAGGTCATTGGGTCTTCCTGCATTTCAGCAAAAGCTTCACCTAATGCTGTTACACCACCACCACGTTTAAGAACCTTTTCAATAGATTCGTATCCTTTTGCCGTCAAGGCGGCGTCTGTCTTGTTGTCGAAAATGACGCCTTCGGATTTGTCACTGTTCCAGACGATATAGTATCGTTTCACCTAGTCATACCTTCCTTTGGTATCCTTGCGGGCGACATAATGCTGCAACAGGGACCAACTGTCAACATGGGTGATGTTCGGGTGTTGGAAATCCCTGTTGTATAGGTGTGTCATCAGGTAGGTTTCGTACCCCATTTCCGCCCCGACAACCGCGTTTTCGGGTTTATCCTCGACCCACACTACCCGGTCAAAATCCCGGTATGCAGCAAGGGCCTCGTCCTTATCAGCCCCTAGGGGTAGGCACTGGATTTCCGAAAACGCATTCCCGAACCTAGCTTGCAGAACCATGGTCCGATGTGCAACCGCTTCCGGTTCCTGACAGAATGAGGTGATGACCCGGATATCATACCCGACATCTTTCCAATGAGACACCACTTCCACGGCCCCGCGCCTGTCATCAAGGAAGGCGCATGTATTGGATGTGTTGAATTGGAAGACCAGTTCACGTTTCTTTTCTTGGCTGATACCGTAGATCGTTCCTAGGTCATAGACATTACCGACTGTAGGATCAACCTCATATCCCCGGTGCCGCATCCATTTTCGGAAACCGGGTTCCCAATCAAGAAGAACCCCGTCACAATCAAGTAGAATAACATCTTTAGTCATTTAGATAAGACTGCTTTGCTTGCAAACGCGCCCGACGAACCTTGGTGAATTTCTTCTTCTTGTACCGCTTCCGGTCCTTGTATTCGTCACGCGCCCATTCATCATCATTATAAGCCTTCTTCGGCTTATCACTCTTCTTTGTCACCACCGGCCCCTTGAATGATGTTTCCTAATGCCAGATTGATCGTCCGAACGGTCACGCCCTTGACAGGTTCCTTGGTCAACATTTTCAGGAAAATCTTGGCATCGTCTGCGTGTACCGTTTCCAGCAATTCGATGAAGACGTTTTCTCGCTTTCCTTGATTCATTTCATCGAACCCGAACCCGGCAACGAAATATTTCAGCTTCCGGCATTCCCTTTGCCATGCCCCATGGTTTTCGGCATCAGAAGGTTTGTAGGGTGGGGCCGTATCCGGTAGCAGGATTTTTTTAGTTTTGTCATAAATGAGAATGAGAATGTTTCTCAGTTCAAGGCTGTTGTGGCTTTTCAGGTATTCGACCTTTTCGGCCCGAGTCGAAATCTCTCCGGTCTTGGTCAAGATCTCGGCTAGTGAAGGTTGCATCAAAATTCTCCGATATTTTCTAGTAGGTTGCGTAATCCCTTTTTGACCAGATAGGGATACAGGTTCTTACGACTCGGCACATTCACGTTGTCGTATTGGTCAAGGATTTTACTTTGAAGTTCTTCAGGGACTTCCCGAAGGTCGATCAATTGTCGGTTACGTTCGATCCTCTTGGCGGTAGCCTCATCAACATTAGCAGGGTCTTGCCATGCCGCCAACCTCTTTTGAGTGATTGGCTTCTGGCGAATTTTCATCACCAAAGCATCATCCGCCGACAGAACGTTCGGAACACCATCCCCGGAATCCCCTTTCATGATATGCTCATACAGGTATGTTTCGGGATCGTTATGGGTGACGTATTCGTCGGTTCTCGGGTTGTACTGGCGCACATTCCCGTATGTGTGTAGCTGGATATAGTCTTTGTCTCCTGACAGGATCAGGATAGGTTCGCCGGTATTCATGACATTGCCATAGGTATGGCATAAGGTGCCAATGATATCATCGGCTTCTGCCTTATCCACCAGCAATGTCTTGTAAGGTAGGTTCTGTCCGATTTCATCGCGGATGTTGTGCAAGGCTCGCATGATCGTCGGCCAGTCAAGTTCGTCCTTGTCCCGGCTTTCCTTTCGGTTGGCCTTGTAGAGCGGGAACACGTCTTTTCGCCAGTATCCGGGGCCGTCTGCACATATGATGATGTCTCCGTAATCCTTTCGGAACATCTTGTTGTACTTTCGGACGGTATTGAGGATCATATGTCGGATCATGCCTTCATCTACCTTGGCATTCCGATGATTCCCTAGTTGCACCATCAGGTTGGATATCATGACCTGACTTAGATCGCATAGTAACATTTTTCAAAAAACCTTTAGGATGATCGTGTCATTACTTAGTCTTCCTGTAGCACTTTGCGGCTTTGTCTTCAATGTTCGAAACAGCTTCTCGGTACGAATCCGTGTCCCTGTCGTGAATTGGCCGATATTCTCTTCGGCCTTGCGGATTGTTTTCTTGACGGACAGGGTTTCGTCAAGATCCTGAATCGTCGTGCCCTTGATGCTGAACCCTTTAGGATTCGCACATACCAGATAGGAAAGGGTGTTATATCTTGTGTTGAAAATATAGGCAGTCTTTGCCCCAAGTATTTTCTCGGGCGGCAGACTGACCAATTTCAGGGCCGGGTCCGCTGTCTTGTATTGGACCTTGGAAACCTGTTGTGCCGTGGATTTGACACGGGGTTTGCGAGTCTTCCGCACAGCTTTCTTGGCCACAAGATACCGTTCGATATCGGCTATAATATGGCAAATGAATTCTTTCTGACGTTTCTGGTGAAGGGGTTTCAGGTGACGATACCCCTCTTTCAAATCATCATCCCCCTTTCCACTGACCAGAAGAGTTAACTCTTGTGACAAAGGTTTATAGTAGTCTTGGACCGCCTTTGCCAGATTATAGGGCGCATCTATCGCCGTCAGTTCGTTGTAGGGGCTGTACTCCATGAAGCTACTATGCTTCAGTGGGGAATAGGTTTCAACCACTTTCTCAACTTCGTAGATGAAGTCCAGCGTTCGTTCCCTTACGATTTCGGAGGGGGTCTTGCTTGGGCCGATTGCGGCCTCTTGGGTAGGCGGGGGAATGGACGCGGCAAGGTTTATCGTTTCCTGCGCCTTCCTGTCGAACCAAGCTTGCGACTTGGGGGGCAGGATACCCCCGTGCATCTGGATCTTGGCCAATGCCCCCAAGGTTGTCGATACCTGCCACGAATCAAGCTTGGTCACAGCCTCGCGCAGTTCCTTGCGATTATGATTCTTGGCCCATGTCTTCAACCATTTCACGGAATCCTTGTGATCGTGAAAATAGCTGTAATATCTCAAAGCCTGTCGAATTTGTGTTTCGGTCGCGGCTTCTTCAGGCCAGTCTAGGATCTCGGAACCGATATGGCGTTCCTCGACTACTCTAGACCTGTCTGGACGTATGGTCTTTTTCTTCCTCATTCATCCAATACTTCTCTGACGAGTTCGACCCACCTTTCGCGTAGACCATCTAAGGTATGGTTCGGGTGAGTGGTCGCAACATTATTACCACTTTCTACGGCATCTGTCAAGGTGTTATAAAGCCTCACAAGATGTTCCTCATTATTTTCAGTGAACCCGTACATGCGAGTTCTACCCATTGCAGTTTCGGGCAATGCCCCCAGACTTGAATGGACGCATTCACAACCGGCACTCATAGCCTCGATCAATGCCAGACATGATGTTTCCGGCCAAATAGAGGGTAAAGTCCAGATATGACTTTGAGTCAACTCTTTTCTAACTTCGTCGTTGGGAATGGAGCGGGTATAAGAGATCTTCGGGTGCGACTTCAGTTTTTCGAAAAGTGTAGTATATTCCTTGTCTCTCTCACCCCATCCGTAAAGGTCGAAGGATGAACATACCCGAAGCCTTAGATCATACTCTTGACAAAGTTCAGAAAACACGATATAAAGGTGTTCAAGGCCCCTATGTGGGGTCGATGTGTAAATGATCTGTTTCGGGCCTTCGGGCTTCGTGTGTGCCGGGATCGGTTCAATCGCGTTTTCAATCACGGTCCCGGTAGAATATGGAACCCCTAACACGGCGGCATACATTTGCTGTTGCCAATTTGACACAAACACCAACCTGTCGAATCTCTGCCATCCCCCATCCCGAAGATGTTGAGACTCTGGATCATTCGGTAGGTCATGCAACACCAATATGTTAGGTCGATCTGATGAAACATTCCTTACCCGGCTATGGATGATGTTGATTTTATCATCAAGGCCAGCATCTTTCATGATTCGGTCGATCCGCCCGGCCATTAACTCTGTACCACCCCGCGCAATCTTGTTAGTCATCACTCTATCCCATTTCTAATTTTGTAACACAAATTTTCGTAATACATCGCCCGCTTGTGGCACAGACGATAGTTGTTCTGAAGGTCAATCACCTGTTGCCGTAGAGACTGGATGATTTGCTCGTTTTCTAGAGACTTGCCTTCGTCCCATTGATCTGTGTAATCTTGTCCCATGTGATACTGCGCCACCCTTCCGCTTCCACGTCATAGACCGGATAGATATGGTCCGGTGTCTCTTTTTTCGGTTTGTTTGAAATCGCTTCTTCAAGATCAACCTGCGGGGGTAATAGATCGGCTTTGCGGGTGGCCCGCATGACACGTTCGCTTCCATCTTTCTTGGTGAAAACGATTGTCACCACATCCGCCGCCAACATGTCCTTTACCTTGTCTCTATCAAGTTCGGATACTGACAGGTATTCATGTCGCCGTCCAGCATAGAATTTGACCAGTGCGGCCAGAGTGTCAAAGTTCCGTTTCGATTCAGCAACCGACTTTTCGATCTCGGTAAGTAGGTCAAATAGCGATTCTGCTGGCGTCTTTTCCGGCATCTGGTAATCTTCGAGATATCGCCGTAACGATTCATATCCGCCGATATGATCAGATTCGTTAAAGACTTGAGGCACGGTTCTGGCTTCGGGGTATAACCGTTTCAGTTCTGACAGGTTATTCGTGTCTTGTACATTCTTGTAAATGTATTTCAAAGACCGTGAATTCAATAAGGCAGTAGCTTCATCGCACCACTTGCAATCAGTCTTTCCAAAAATAACAAACATCAAATCAATCCTTTATGAAAATTACTTCAATGCCCGACTTACGGGCAAGTTCGGTCATCATTGCTGTACCTCTCCCGCCCGGAAAGGCAATGACCAGTTCTATATCGTTACGTTGTATCATTTCGGCATTGCGCTGATACCCGGCACTCTTGTTGCCGATCTTTTTCCACTTGGCCGGGAATCCGCGATAATTGACTTCATTCGCCTTTGCCCAATCTTCGGCCAAGGTATCGGCCCCGTCAGCCGCGCCATGAACGATTGTCAAATTCGCATACCGCAGGTATTCGGACAACACTTCGGCCACCCGAAACCTGTCGGTATAGTCACGCCCGCCGCATACCAATATCTGCATTAAACAAACTCGGCTCCGCAAATTTGGCACAATTTATAGTCTTCCTTACAGTCTGCATAACAGACCCCTATCTCTGACATTTCGCAAGGTGAATCTTCATAGATCATCATCATTTCCAGTTCAAGCCCGGTCTTTTCTTTGACGAATTCTCTATAGATTTCTGCTGCCCGAATATACGCATCTTCGGTCAATTCCATGTATAGCTTGTGGGCTTTATATGCCGCCTGATCAGCGGCAAGGTTCTTGTTCATAGGCTCTACCTCTCGCGATACCGTCTGCCCCGAAGGACGCCGCCCACGATTCGGGCTTCAGCTTCGGAACCTGTTGCGTCACCCCCAATACGTATCCTGCCGCTTGCGTGGCAACGCAGCTTGACCCGTATTTCGGATCTTTGTTGATATCAAGATGGATCTCGATATCATATTCGTCAATCAAGGGGTAAAGTTGTTGATACATTTCAACAACCTTGTAGACTTCGTTCATCAGACGAAGCGAAGGTCTTTTCTTGGATGAATCATAGTCACGTTCCCGTGTGATTGTCCGAAAGACCTTGCAACCGTTCTTCCCGTTCATGTGAACGATTGCAACGGTTGCATATTTCGCCCACCATTGTCCGTTTTTCTTGTAACGAATTGAATCGCACCCCATGTAGATTTTTGTATCTTTCGATAAAGTTGCCAACAAATCTACCAGTTCTTCGACATGTCTTTCATGTAACATAGCCTCACCTTTCGGTACGTGAGGCTTCAGAAGTCGGCTACACCCTGCCCCACGTCAAATACAAAAATGCCATTTTCGATCCACATATCACAGACTCGTTTCCGATCATCCACGACAAAATCAGGCTTTCTTCCCCATTCCGCCACGATCTGATCTAGTATCTCGCGTTTGATGATAGCGTCAGAACGGTAATCGCCTTCGGGTCGCATGTAAAGCTTCTTCCAGCCGATTACCCAATTATTTACCAACCAATTTTCGGTCACTTCTCGGGATTGCTCGCCCCTACCGGAAGCCAACAAAACGTCATTGTTATCGACAAATGCTTGAAACATGTCGATAACGGGTTGGTTCGGAGAAT